TTATAAAAGCTACTAAAATGTATGTAAATGAATACCGGGATGCACAATATATGTATATGCAAACTAGTCAGTATTTTATATGCAAACAAGACAAGCACAAAGTAAAATCATCTACATTAGCAGACTACTGTGATATGATTAGAGATGGTATAGAAACAGAATCTAAACACTTTAAAGAAAATGTAATATGACACAAGAAATAATAGTATTTGATTGTACACCGGATATCTATATTTATGAAGAAGATTGTGGATATAAACCAAATCCACCATATAAAAAATATGGAAATTTAAAAGAAGCAATTGAATCAAACCCTAAATCAAAAATATTACGTTATCCATCTAAAAACATAGAACATGACTTTTGAAAAAATAAATGAAGTACTTGATAAATTAACTCTTATTATGGAAGATTTAATTATGTTAAGAGATGGTGCTTGGGTACCTGATGAAGATTCTTGTAATGCAAGTATACAAAATGTTCAAGATGTAATAAACATTATAGAAAATGAGTAAACCAACAGAATCATGGATAGGTCAATATGCTGCCTTTAATGATGCATTAAAATACATGTATAAAAGACAAACCGGTGAGGAGAAGTCTATATATACACCATGGCCAAAATTCAATGATGCTACAACTGATGGTTTAGAGTGGAATACATTAACGGTTATTGGTGGAAGACCTGGTTCAGGTAAAACATTAATCAAAGATCAAATTATCAGAGAATCTTTTGCATTAAATCCTAATGACTCATTTAGAGTATTAGAGTTTCAATATGAGATGGTTGGTAGAACCTCAGCAATTAGAGAATTTTCATCTGTCACTGGTAAAACTTATAAAGAGTTATGTAGTGCAGGAAGTTTAATTACTGCTGATACACTTAATACTTGTCATCAATATGCTAAAGAAAGAGTAAAACATCCTGTAGATATTATTAGTACTCCTATGACTGTAAATCAAATGCGTGAGCAAATTGATATGTATATGCATCAACATAAAGGAGCAAAGACAATAATAACTTTGGATCACACGATGTTGGTTAAAAGAGCACCTTATCAAAACAATACATTAGATATGTTATTTGAATTGGGTGAGTTCTTTACTCAATGTAAACGTGACTATCCTTGTTTGTTTATTGCCTTATCTCAACTTAATAGGAATATAGATAACCCAGAAAGAGCAATAGATGGTAAGTATGGTAATTATATTCTTGAGTCAGATATATTTGGTTCAGATGCAATGCTGCAACATGCTGATACTTTAATTGGTATTAATAGACCAGCAAAACAAAAAATTAGATTTTATGGTCCTGATAGATATATTATTGCAGATGATAAAACTATAGTACTACATTTTCTTAAAGCAAGAAATGGTGATACTAGAATGAGTTTCTTTAAAGCTAAGTTTGAATCAATGCAAATTGAAGAAATGGCTACACCAGGAGTTCAAGAAAGAAGATAAAATATGATAAATACTAAAAATTTAAATAAAACAAAAGAAATGGCAATAACACCTGATGAACGTAAAGCTAAGGTAAATGCATTAAGAGAAGAGCATGAAGATTACTTCCAAACTAATGGGATAATTAATGCACTGTATATCCCTAAGATGGCTTATAGGCCAAGTGGAAAAGATGAACTATATGTTAGTTTCTTTCCTAGTGAGTTTGAAAAGAATGAAGACATTTATACTGAATTTGTAAGTATAAATTATGATACAGAAGATCCAAAAAGAACTTTGTATCTTCATAAACACAATCCTCATTGGAGAGAAGAATATGAATTAATTGAATCAAGTACTGGATTTATAAGACATATAATACCAGTTAATGAATTGAAGATTATAAATGATGTAACAAATAGAGGTAAATTAATTCATGACTTTGCTAATCCAAGTTTACCAAATCCAGATAAAAAAGAAGCACCTGGATTAGTTGAGGCTTTGGTTGAAATCAATAAAACACTTAAATCAATTCAATTAACATTAAATAGTATCCTTAACAAATAATAAATATGGCACAAAGTGTATTAATCATTGCTGACTCAGGGACCGGCAAATCAACATCAATCAGACATCTAAATCCTGATGAAACTTTTGTAATTAACATTGCAAACAAACCGCTACCTTTCAAAGGTTGGAAAGGAATGTATGCTTCAATTTCAAAAGACAATCCAACAGGTAATTTAGCATCATCATCTTCTGCAGCAGGAGTTGTTAAAGCTATTTTACATGTTAATGAAAAAATGCCACACATCAAGACTTTAGTTGTAGATGATTGGCAATATATGAGTTCTTTTGAATATTTTGATAGAGCAAATGAAAAAGGTTATGAGAAATTTACTCAAATTGCAGCAAACTTAGCTCAAGTAGCTAAACTGCCTAAAGATTTGAGAGATGATCTTACTGTATTCTTTTTGACTCACTCAGAAGATTCAACTGATATTAATGGGAATAGAAAAATTAAAGCAAAAACAATTGGTAAAATGATTGATAATGCTTTAACTTTGGAAGGCCTATTTTCTATTGTTTTATTTGGTAAGGTTAGTAAAAATGATGATGGTGAACTTGTCTATGGTTTTGAAACACAAAACAGCGGAGAGAACACATGTAAATCACCCCAAGGAATGTTTGAGGAAAACTTCATCCCAAACAATCTGCAATTTGTAAAAGATTGCATCAAAAAATATGAAGAATAAATAAAATCAATTAATTAAAAGAAAAAATTATGTTAAGTACTAAAGACATGTCAGCCGCGTCAGGCAAAGAGAAACCAGTAGTTGGAACAGGAAATCACAAAGTAAAAATCAATTCAATTAGTTTTGATAAAACTCCTTATGATGCTAATGCATATAACATTATGTTGCATGTAGAAACAGAACCTGTAACAGGAGATTTTCAAGGATTTTTGAAAGATATGAATAACACTAGTGGACCACGTTATGAAGGTCAAGTAGGTAGAGTAAGATATTCACCATATCCATATAAAGATACTACATTACCAAGTGGAAAAGAAATCAGTAGAGATACTGAAGTTATGAAAGCAATGATATTTTTAGCTGAGGCTTTAGATAAAAGAGCTGGATTAGATGCTATTCAAGCTAATACAATTGAAGACTGGATGTTAAAATGTGATAAGTTATTATCAGGTCCAACATATGTAAATGTATGTCTTGGTGCACGTGAATGGGAAAACACTGAAGGTTATGTAAATAATGATCTTTATTTACCTAAAATTAGTAAAGAAGGTGTGCCTATAGAAGCATTGAATGTTGAAAACTCTAAATTATTAACTTTTGATAGCAATAATGTTAATCACTTAAGAAAAGTAGAGAAGAAAAATTCACCTACAACAAGTCAGTTTGAACCTAGTTCAGCTGCTTCTGGTGATGATTTTGATTTGTAATAATTAATTTAATTATGGGGCTGACTGAAATATGTTAGTCCCATTTTTATTTATATTCTTAATATGTTTAACACAAAGAATTTAGTACTAGAAGAAACAGATGTTCCAAGTTATTGGGTATTTCAATATTATTTAAACTTATCAGAACCCTTAACAGGTCAAGATGTGAAGATTAGATCAATCTTTAATCCTAATGATAAAACTCCTAGCTTTTGTATATATGTAGATAAATCTATAGGTATGTATAAATTCAAAGATTTTTCAACTGGTAAAAATGGTAGCAAAATAGATTTAGTTAAGCTTTTGTTTAATTTAGAATATAAAGATGCTGTTAGAAAAATAGTAGAAGATTACAATAATTATGTTAAAACAACTGACTTTCAACAAGTATCTTTTAAACCTCAAGCAAAATGGGAAATTGATTTTGTTAATATAAGACAATGGACTGAAAATGATGGTAGATATTGGTTAAGCTTTAGAATAGGATCAAACCTATTGAAAGAATATAATGTAAAACCTATTGAATATTACAATTTAATTAAAGAAGAAGAAGATGAAGTAAAGAAATTAAAGATTGAAGGACATTCTATTTATGGATATTTTGATAAAAGTGGTGAGTTGTATAAAATATATCAACCATCAAGTAAACATAAATTTCATAAAGTAAAATCATATCTTCAAGGATTTGATCAATTGACTTACACTGAACCTTATTTAGTAATTTGTTCATCATTAAAAGATGCCTTATGTCTTAAAAGTATTGGTTATAACATTGAAGTACTAGCACCAGACAGTGAGAATACAATAATCAAACCCTATGTTATTGAGCATTTAAAGAAGAAATATAAAAAAGTTATCACATTCTTTGATAATGATACTGCAGGTAGTCTAGCAATTGATAAATATAAAACCTTATATAATCTAGATGGCTTTGCTTTACCTTTATGTAAAGATATTAGTGATTCTATGCGTGAACATGGTTTTGATATTGTACATCAAACATTAAAGCCTATACTTAAAGAAATTTTAAACAGATAAAAAAATGAAATGGTTCATACCGGGCTCAGTCCCAAGTAGTAAAAATGGTAGAAGATGGACCGGTAAGTATTTTATAGCAACCAAAACTGTTGTAAATTATAGAAAAATAGCTAAAGATTATTATGCACAGTATGCTGATGAATTTAAAGCTGAATTAGCCAAACATCAACAACCCGTAAGTATCCAGTTTACATTTATCAGAGGCAGCAAACATAAGTTTGATTATATTAATCC